GAGCTTCCTCGACGATCTTCTCTGCGGACGCGTACGAGTAGTCGTCCCCTTCGTTTCGGGACTCCTTCGCGACGCTTCGGATCTTCCGCTGAGCTCGGAGGATGGCGATCGCGATCACGGCCGGCATGGGTCCGGTCGGCGCGCCGTGAACGACGCCCATCTCACGACCGACGCGCAGCTCGTCTTCCTCCGACGGTCCGCTGCGGAACGCGTTGCCCATCTCGACGAGCACTTTGATCGTGTGCGCGTGCGTGCAGAACGGTTTCTCCTTCGTTCCGATGCCCGTGATGTCGTTTCCGATGTCCTCGTCCCAGAAGAGCTCGAGGTCGTGTTCGGAATCCTGCTGGGCGCCGTGCTTGCCGCGTGGACGCGTCTCCCCGGCCAGCGGTGCCGCATGCGGCTCTGGCGTCTCCATCACGCGCGCCCGCTCCGACCATCTCGACGTGACGACCGGATAGATCGGTCGACCGCTGCGTACGAGCATCTGACGCAGGTCGTCGATGATGTCCTGCATCGTCTTACGTGACGTCGTGGCCGACGCACGCAGTTCGCCGTTGAGCTCGGCGAAGCCATGCCAACCCCATCCGACCCGCTCGTCGTAGAACGCCTGCGCGTCGTAGTCGCCGATCTTGCCGACCCAATCCGGGGCGATACCTCGTGTCACGTCCATCTTCGTCACCCTCTCCCACCACTCTCGGTGCTGCTTCAAGATCAACTCTCGATCTTCCACCGGATCGAGCTGTCGGTGCCCATGGCAGAACACGCACGAGGTGTCCTTTCCATTCACTCCGACGCATGCTCTGCACTTCACCTGTTCGTTCCCAGTACCTCGACAGGCTCGACAACGTCCTCGAGTCGAGCGAGAGGACTTCTTCCCCTCACAGACGGGACACGTACGAACCTCTACCGAGCTCGCTCCTGTTGCCCAGAACTGGCCCTTCTCGATCGAGGAGATCAGGGCGTAGATGACGTCGACACGCTGGCTCGGATCGTCCAGTCCGATCTGGTCCACCTCGTTCAGCGCCTCGAGCGCGCGCCGGTGATCCCCGAGGAGAACGACGAGGCGCTCGTACTGGCGAGCGCGATGTTCCTCGAGCGTCACGGTTCCACCGAGGCCAGCTCGTCCATGAGCCGCTTTCGCGATGAGTGCTGCTCGAAGTTGTGACGCAGCATCCGCACCGCGGACTCGATCGCGGCGAGCTTGCCCATGTCGACGCGCTTGTCGGTCAGGTCGCGCGCGATCGCGAGCGCCTGTTCCTGGATCTCCATGACCCGGCACTGCGCGTGCTCGAGACAGACACGGTTGTCCTCGCGCATGTCCGAGACGACGTTCTGGATGGTGCGCTTCACTTGCAGGCTCCTCGGTGCGTCCTGACGCTCGAGTGCGCGTTGCGGATCGCTTCGCTGGCGTCCGACCCGTCCCAGCAGGATCGCGCGTACGACGCCGCGTAGATCGCCTCCTCGACCGAGCTCAGCGGGATCCTGTCGACTTCGATCTTGCTCTTCTGAGCCTTGAACGCCGCGATCGCGAGAGCGAGGTCGGCCTTCGCCTTGGCGCTCTCTTCGGAGTCGATCACACGCTCCATCCAGAGTGCTTGCGCGATCTGCGCGAAGCGCTCCTTCGCGGTCTGCTCGAAGATGACCGCGAGCTTCGTCTCGCTGAGGATCTCGACGGGATCGCCTCCGATCGATTCGGTGTGCCACGGCTCGCGGGCGCGCACGGCGCCGCGTAGCGCTTGTTTCGCGTAGTCCACGAGCGCCTCGTGCAGCTCGTCCACGTTCTTGTAGAGGGGTCCGGTCTTCGTCTTCGTGTTCATGTGGATTCTCCAATCATCTGCATCACGGCTTGGATGAACGTCGCGGCCGCTTCCGAGACGATCGCGTTTCCGTAGGCGCGCAGTCGTCCCACGCGCGCGGTAGCCCCATGAGCCAGCGGGAATGTGCCGGGTTCAACTGGCCGCCACTTTCCGTCGGTGCACCAGACCCACTCGCATGGCTCCCACGGGTTGCGAGCTGTGCTTGGATCGACGGGTGCGTGATCGCTGTGCGCGCGCCGCTCTTCATGTTCGCCTTCATCGCTCGGTAGTTCTCGAGCGTGTTCCCGATCTCCGTCTTCACCGGAGTCGCCCACGACGCGAGCATCGCCGTGTCGATCAGGTTCGGCGTCGGCCACGTAGCCATCCGCGCTGCGTCGGTCAGCGTCGTCCCCGCGTGATGCGTCGAGCTCGTCGGATAACTCTTCGCTCCGCTTGACGCTGAGTCCTGCCTGGTGGTGGTGGGCCACGCCCCCGTTTGCTCGGATAGCGACGAACCAGAGTCGCTGCCGGAGATGCGGAGCGCCGATCCCCGCAGCGCACAAATCGACCGCTGCGCAGGCGTAACCCGCGCCTTCCAGGTCAGCGAAAACAACATCGAGCCACGCGAGGCCGTCAGGGCTCGCAACCTGCTCTCCAAGCACGACTGCAGGACGGCACTCGGAGATGAGACGGAACCATTCCGGCCAGAGGTGCCGATCGTCGTCGAATCCTTTCGCATCCGGGCTCGCTTGCGAGAAGGGCTGACATGGACAACTTCCGGTCCAGACCTCGCGATCGTCGGGCCATCCTGCGAGACGGAGGGCGTAGGACCAGACTCCGATGCCGGCGAAGAAATGGGCCTGTCGAGCTCCGCGAACGTCATCTGCGCGGACGTCTTTGATCGATCGGGCATCCACGGTTCCTTGGGCGACGTGCCCAGCGGCGGAAAGGTTCGTGAGCCACTCGACGGCGAACGGCTCGATCTCGTTGTAGTAGGCCGTCACGCGTCGTCCGTCGGACGCCAGCAGAAGTCGCAACGCTTCGGCTGATCGTCGGCCGCGCCCAGGCACCACGGCGTGACCTTGCGGCAGCGCGAGCAGACGAACACGCCGCACCCACCTCCGTCCGCGTGCGGCAGCACGAGCGAGCGCGAATCGAGATGGAGCGCTGCGAGCGTGAGCCGATCGACGCAGACGTGTGCGCGCGCCTCGGTGAGCCGTGTGACGTGGATTCGTTGTGTCCGTTCGAGCGGCGCGCCGCGACCATCGCCGCACCATCGACCTTCGTGCGTCCACGCGATCTCTGTCGCGCGGTCCGCGGCGAGTCGTCCGCGCCTCATTTCTCGATCAACCCCGCGGCGATCGCCACGCTACGAGGGACGATGCAGATCCAGTGCCCGTCGTTTCCGTTCTGCAGCGCTGCCATACTCCGCAGCACCATCCAGCGCTCGTGAGACGTTCCGAGTCCGTCGAGCGATACCGGCTCCAGGATGCCGGAGATCGTCTCGTAGTGCATCGCCGTGCCCAGCGCGCCGCCGATCTCCGCGACGGCGAGCGCCGCGTGCTCGTCCGACTCGAAGGGCTGAGCCGACTTCGATCCGAACTCGCGATCGATCGTGTCGAAATGTTGGATCTCGACCCATCCCTCGGGAGCGTTCTCGCTCGTTCCGTGGTCGGTCTCGTTGAAGACCCCGCACCGCGCAGCGAGCTCCGCGCGGATCGTCCGACGCTTCTGCGCTCGACGGACCTGGCCCGCTGCCGCTTTCGCTCCGCGATCGTTCATGGCTCGCCTCCGTCGCTCTCGTCTTCGTTCTCATCCCAACGAGTCGCCGCGTTCTCCACAGCGTCCTCGTAGCTCTCGCGCTGATCGTCGCGATGCGTCTCGATTCGAGAACGCTCGCTCGCGCATGTGCGTCCCCATGAAGTCGGTTCGCTCATGACAGTTCCTTCGGCGCGAGCTTCGCGCAGATCAAGCAATCAACGCCGACGCTCGGGTCGTAGTCGCCTTCGTTGGTCTCCCACCCCTGACGACCGCACAGAGTGCGTCCGCGCTCGACGTCGGCAACGTGACTGATGTTCGGCGACTCGATGCCGCCGCGCTTGCCGCTCAGCCGAAAGGACGAGCGGAACAGAACGTGCCGCAGCGTCACGATCGCCCTCCGATCAGATCTCCGGACACCACCTGTCGACAGGTCGGACAGGCCACGGCGCGCACGCCGGTACCGATCACGACCTTGGTACCGCACACGCATCGGAGCGTGAGGTACGCGCTCGCACGAGGGGCGACCTCGATTCGATCGAGCCCCGGAAGGGACGCTTGCTCTCGACGCGCGCTCATGCGGCCCTCGCAGACGTCGCCGCGCGCGACTCGATCACGACGTTGACGTACTGCACGCCGTGCCGCGTGCGCGGTTCGTACGTGTCCGAGCAGACGAGATCCGCGCCGGTGTAGCCGATCGAGATCCCATACTCGCGCGCGCACTGGGCGCGCCCCTCCGCGGTGTCCGCGTAGAACTTCCATCCACCACGAACGAAGTAGCAGGCAATCGACGGATTCATGGGGCCTCCGTCACGAGCACGCGGCGATCGACCAAGCTCTACGCGAATGGCGCGATGGTGATCCTGATCAACAAAGCCGAGGCCGCGGCCCATGGCGTCTCGCACAAAGCACTCGGTGCGATGTGGCTTGTGGCAATCCGGAACGCCTGGAATCTGCCGCCGCTCAAGTTGAGCAAGCAGTCCCTGACGCTGCCTGTCGGTGGCTCGGCCACGATCTCCGCAGTCGGAAGCAAAGCACGAGCAGTCGCGTGGGCGACCG